CGCGATGCCAAGCGGCCCACGTCAACCCAGCCCGCCTCCTTAAGTGCGTGCAATAGCGCGCCCTGCACGATTTTCATGCCTGTAGGCGCTTGGCCCTGCAGCCGGTCGCATAGCGCGTGCCAGGGCGCGCCAACTACGCCCCTGGCAAACTCCCCGATGCGCTGGCGCATCATCTCGACCAGGAACGATTCAGCCCCGGACATACCCGCCTCAACCATGATGGCCTTGGCCTCGGTCATCGCAGGAGCGGCACCGGGATTGAATGCGGATACATCGCGCGCGGCCAGCCAGGACGCCACCGCCTCAAACCCACCCGCCCCGTACCAGGCCCACAGGACGCGCGCCTCATCGTCGCGCAGGCGCGGGGCGTCAGACCAGACAACGAACCAGCGCCGGTCATCGGAGGGCAAGTTAATCGCCACCCGCTCATTGGAGAACGCAAGGACAAACACGCGATTGAGGGCTTGATACGGGTGCATCCCCTTGCGATTGACCGTGAGCAACTCGGGGGGCGCAGCGATGATGGGCTTGAGCTGGTTTTCCAGCGCTCGGCGGTCCTTGGCCTCAGCTTGGCGCAGCTCTTGAATGACGATCACCTCGGACTCAAGGGAATAGCCCCACTGGGACGTGATCTCATCGTTTTTCACTTGGTAGACGTTGGCAAGCGAATTGCCGCCGATGGCCCACAAAAACGGTGCCCACATGGTGTCCTTGCCGGATCCGGGTTTACCCGCATGCAGGATGGCGTGGTTGATCTTGCGGTTGGGGTGCTGGACCTTGTAGGCCATGACATTCAGGACGTGCTCACGCTCGGCGTCATCGGGGATCATGCGCTCGACGTGGGCGAGCCAGCGTGACGCATCGCCGCCAGTCACGGCCGGGCGGGCGTTGCGCCAACGGTTGGCGTAGACCAGACCCTCACGGGCGCACAGCACATCCTCGCCAGCGGCGTAGGTCATGCCCACCAGGACGCGCGCGCCCTTTTCTTGCCGCAACTCATCGAAACAGACCGACGCCTCGATCTTGCGGCCGCCGTGGATTGATTTGCAGGGGACGTGCCGGAACGTGGCGTTGAACGCGCCCCGGCTGATGTCGCGCCGATCGAGCATGTCGAAATAAGCGTCATCGTCTTGCAGGTATGCAAAGCGCTCAAACCATTCGGCCTTAGCTAACCGCCCCATCTCCTTGCGCTCGACCTCGGCGATCACGGCGGCGGCGGCATCGGGGAACGCCTCGGTGGGGGTGAGCTTGGACAGCGCCGACTCCATCGTGATCGCCAGCAGCTCATCGCGCAGGCCAGGCTCATGAGCGGGGCCGCCCTGTTCGGCCACCCAGTCAAGAAACTCCCGGCTTCTGATCTCGGCGCAGTGGCCGTGATAGCAGCAAAATGACCGGGTGGCGGGCATGTAGCGGCCCTCGGGGTTGCCATCGCTGTGCTGCTCACTGTTGGGGCACACGACCCCGGCCCAGCCCTCGCGGTTGGGCAGCGTCAGCAGCTTGCCATTCTCAGACAGCCAGATCAGCACATCGTCGGTGCCGTCATCTGACAGACGGATCGGGCGAAAAGCCCCGCCGGAGGTCACCGGCTCGGGCGTCACTTGCAAGGCGGCGCAGATCTCATCGAGGCTGTAGTTGCGCTCCGGGTGGAACTCTACCAGGCGTGAGATGAAGCTGTTCTTGCCTGGCTTGAGGTTGACTGACCCCGGCAGTCGGAAGTTACGGACCGGGTTGATCGCGCCGGGGTCGCTGTAGCCCGCCGCTGCGATGGCGCGGATTGCGGCTGAGTACTCATCTTTGGTCGGCTGCTCGCTGAACACGTAGCCCCACTGGAAACTGTTCTCGCTCGTCTCCATGACCCAGGTCGGCGGCAGGGGCGGCGTCTTTGGGGCTTTCTCGGGGTCGCCCACATCGTCGAGCATCATCAGCAGGACGTACTCGCAGTTGGCGGCGCTGGCGCTGACGTGGCCCTCTTTGAACCGGTCAATGATGAAGCTGCCGGTGTTGCCGTACCATGCCTGCCCTTCCTTGCGCCGCTGCGAGGGCAGGTAGGCGGGCCAGGTGGCCTTGATCGCCCCGTCCTCGTGGAACTGGAGCTGCCCCTCACGCAGCTTGGGCTTTTGGCGTACCACCAAAAAAGTCTCCTCATTCGGGGCAAGCGTGTTAAGATATTCAACGAAATCGGTCATCGGTTTCATCCTTGAGAAAAGTTGGTTAAGACCCCGGCCTCACCCGCCGGGGTTTTTTTACGAGTACCTCGTGGTGATCGATCCCTCAGCCGCCAGCGGCAGCCCTTGCGCCCACTCAGGGGCAGCGCACATGATCTGATGCACCCGCGCGCTGACCTCGTCGGCGTCCTCGGCCCGGCACTCGACCACGATCTCGTCGTGGACGTGCGCAATAGCCTCGGGCAGTTGGCGCAGGGCGCAGCGCAGCAGGTCATGCGCGGTGGCCTGCACCACGTTCTCGCAAGCCAGCCCACGCCACAGCCGTGCGCGGGGCCATTCCTTGGCATCTGCTGCTGGTTTCCAAGCGGCTTTGGAATACGTCACATTGCCCTCGTCATCGAACTTGGCATTGGGGTAACACAGCACCCGGCCAGACGGTAAAGCATACCAGAGGGTCTGGCCGTCGAACATATAGACAACCCTACCGGCGGCGCACTCATGACCACGGTGGCGCATCGCACGCAGGTACGCCTGCTCCAGTTGCCGCCCGTGCTGCATGGCCCACGGGTTGGCCCTGCGCCAGCCGTCCACGGCGCGCTGCACCTCGGACGCTGGCAGGCGCACACCGTAGATGCGGCCGAACGTCTCAAAGGCACCGGCACCGCCCAAGAACCCGAGAGCCAGCTCCTGCACCTTGCCGACCTGACGCATGAGCGAGTCGCCCGCCTGGTGGCGCTCAAGCACCTCCTCGTAGGTCAACCGGAAGGTGGCGGCGGCGTTGACGATGTAGGGGTCACGGCCCGAGCGGAACACGTCGAGCTTGTCCTCGCCAGCGGGGCAGTTGGACAGCCATGGATGCACCCGGCCCTCGATAGCGCTCCAGTCGTAGGCGATCAGCACATGGCTGGGGGCGGCAATGATGGCCGGGCGCAACATGCCCTTTAAGACATCGGTGATGCGCTGTCCATACTTAGGCACCACTGCATGGCTTCGAACCATTGCTGTGCGGACGGCGTCCGGGTCTTTTGCGCACTTGCGCGGGAGATTATGGACCTGAGCACCGTAGGATGAAGCTCGCCCCGTTGCACTGCCTCCAGCAAAAACGAAGGCACCTCGCACTCGCTGGTCCTCGTCATCTGCAAGGCTCGCCAGGCGGCTGAACTTCGCAACCGACGACGCCCAGAGGTCATCGGCGCACTGTATAACCTCGGCAACAGCGGGCGGTATCTCATCTTTGTCCTCGTCAGCCAGCGCAAGCAAGTTGGCTCGCACGGTCTTGTCGATCGAATACTTCTCGACGCCATCCTTGTGGGTCAGCATCAGCTTCTTGGCTTGCTCGCCGACGCGCTCAAGCACCCACTGGCGCATCTTGGGGCTGCGCACGCTGGTGATCTGGCCCTCGGTGACCTCGGCCACGATCTGCTCGATCTCGGCCATCTCCTCGCCTGCGTACTTGATGGCGGCCTGGCACAGCGGCACGTCCACCAGCAGGCCACGGTCGTTGATGCGCTCGTTGACATGGTAATCGGCCAACTCGTCAGCGCTCATGTCGCGCATGGCCTTGCTGATCTCGCGCATGACGCGCACGTCCTGCTCGCAGTACTCGATCATCTCTTGCATGAGCTTGGCGTCCTCGCGGAACTGGCCGTCGGCCTGCGGGATAGACAACAGCCGGATGAGCTGCGCGCCTCGGTGGTCTTTCTTCATCGACGCGCCAGCGAAGCGCCCCACGTCCTCCAGGCTGCCGGGGGCGCAGTTGGCGCGCGCCTGCGTTGCGGTGCAATAGAACTGCTCCAGCTTGAACGGCACTTGCAGGACGTACCAGAAGATCAGTCTTTCAAAGGCGGCGTTGTGCGCCCTGATCTGGCCTGTATGATTGCGCACAGCGGCTGGGAATTCCTGAGGGACTCCCTTTGCGTGGGGCAGCCATGTCTGCACATCCCCATCGTCGAAGGCGTAGGACATACAGAGAACTTCGGTGCTCATGTCCTGCGCGTAGTTGTAGACGCCCTTGGCACCGAGGTCAACCCGGCTGCGGGTTTCAAAATCAATCCAGAGGATTGTCATGATAAAAGGTGGGGCCTACTCGCTGCGTCTGCCAATCGTCACCGGCGCTGGTATGGCAGCATCCGCTTTCGGCCCCTATTCGTTACGCTGCGGCGCGACGACGGCGGCCCGTGGGGGCCGGGGCGGTTTCAGCGGCAGGCTCAGGCGCAACCTCATCGGCCTGGCCGTCCATGCTCACCCACTCCACGATGTCAAACACCGGGGTGTAGATGCGCCCGTAGGACTTGTGCTGGTAGTGATCCTTCTTGAGTTTCACCACCGGCACCGGTTTGGTCGGCTCCTTCTCGACCTGCGCGGCAATGGCAACGGCCAAAGCCTGAACGCTGCGCACGCCGCCGACCGAGGTCGTAGCGTAGCGGCACTCCAGACCCTCATCCTCGCCAGAGACGCACTTCAGAGACAGGCCCACCTGCTTTTGCCAGCCGTTCTTGGCACCACCAGGGGCGGCGTCAAGCTCAGGCAGAGGATCGGCAACGCTGACCATCTTCTCGCCCAGCACCTCACCGTCGCCCCAGGCGATAAAGCCGTGAACGAACGAGAAGGGATTGACGGCCCAAGTGGAGTCGTCCTCCACCTCGGTCTGGTCTGCGCCGTACACCCAGTGACCGGTCTTGTCCATCTTGAGGATGGCAACACCGGCAGGGCCGACTTCAGCCTCCAGCTTACGAAGGGCAGACGACAGCGTGGTCACTGCCGGGAGGTTGGCTTTAGAGAAAGTAACAAGAGATGACATTTCAGTTTCCTTTACTGAAGTTTAGAGAGGGCATGTTGCAGCCCGACGAACGACTGCACCGCTGGCCGGGGATCACTCTCCGGGGCGAGCGTCGTACCTGACGACTCGGACTTGATCAAGTCCTCGGGCAGTTCGCTAAAACGCTTTTTGAGCGCCTTCTCGGCCTGCGCCGGGGACATGATCGAAGTCTCGACCACGACAGATTCTTTCAGACCCATGCCCAGCAGCGCCTCCTTGGCCTTGCTGTCATCGGTCCATTTGCGCGTAGCGCGCTTGGATACAAGTTTATACCCTGGCACGGCGACATTTTTCTCAAGCATCCCGAACGCCAGTGCGCGCAGGTCTTTGATCCAGTCCTCCAGCAGCTCGGCGTTCTTGAGGTACGCCCCCAGCATGGCGGCGTCCAGGTTGACCAGTTGCGTCTGGAGGGCGCGGTCCACAGCGCCCGTCATCTTGGGGCAGATTGGTTTGGCAGCGCACCAGCGGCAGTGATCGCCATGTTGTATTTTTGCGTCAGGGCGCTTGGCCTCCTTGACGGCGGCCACAAGCTCACGCTCAAACTCGGCGATGCGCTGCTTGGTGGTCACCCAGCGCCGGATGCTGGGCGGTTGCACGATGATGCACTCGATCTCAGTGGCACCCTCAAAGGCCCACGCAGCCTCTGGCGTCCTCATGCAAGCGGCGGCGTAGAACATCAGTTGCGGGTTATCGACAGCGTCCACCACAACACCGTCGCCAAATTTCCAATCCAGTACAACAGCGCGGCTGCCGATACGCCCGACAAGATCAGTAGAACCAAACACTCCGGGCAGCAGGTCGCCAAAGCCCACCCGTGTCTCCACCTCGTACTCCATCTTCTTGTCCGGGTCGATCTCGTCGAGGGCAGCGATGGCGGGGATGATCTTTTCATCAAACAGCTCCTGCGTGAGCACTTGGTCGTTGTACTTGGAGCCGATCACATCGGGGCGGCCCATGAGGATTTCGCTGATTGCGTTGTGCAGCAGCGTGCCCTTGTCGGCATACTCGCTCGACGGCTGGGGCGGCATCTTGGCGACCAGCGCCACAGAGCCTGGGCAGTTGATGACGCGCTTGGCGGTGCTACCGCCGACGATACTGGAGTGGAGCATAGAGTCCTTTCGTTGTTGAGCCTCCATCATACACGCAAAAAACTTTTGCACAACAACTTTTTTTGATGTAGGATGCAAACCATGTTGGAAAAACGGATCGAAGCCTACTTTGTCCGGCGCGTGCGGGAAATCGGCGGCGTGGCGTACAAGTTCACCAGTCCAGCCCACCGGGGTGTGGCCGACCGGGTCGTGTGCTTGCCCAACGGCCAGACATGGTTTGTGGAACTCAAGACCGCAGGCGGCAGGCTGTCGCCTTTGCAGAAAGTGTTTATGTCCGACATGGCGCGGATGAATCAGAAGTACGTGTGTTTATGGAACAAGGAGCAGATTGATGGGTGGCTCAATGAAATTCGGTAGCGTATGTAGCGGCATTGAAGCCGCGTCTGTTGCTTGGGGACCGCTTGGCTGGAAAGCCGCATGGGTGTCCGAGATTGAGCCGTTCCCATCTGCGGTGCTGGCTCACCACTACCCCGATGTTCCCAACCTTGGTGACATGACCACATTGCCTGAACGCATCCTGTCTGGTGAGGTTGAAGCGCCAGATTTGTTTTGTGGCGGTACCCCTTGCCAGGCTTTTTCAGTGGCTGGCCTTCGCAACTCTCTGGATGACGCCAGAGGGAATCTTTCATTGGTTTTTTGTGAGATCGCAAATGCAATCGACGAAGTACGATCTGTTCGGGGACTTGATCAGTCCATCATCTTCTGGGAAAACGTCCCCGGAGTCCTCTCAACCAAAGACAACGCATTCGGCTGCTTTCTTGGCGCACTTGCCGGGGAAGATGATCCACTCATCGCACCAAGGGGCAAATGGACGAACGCAGGTTGTGTGTATGGCCCCCAAAGAGCAGTCGCGTGGCGAGTCCTTGACGCCCAATATTTCGGAGTGGCCCAACGACGCCGTCGTGTGTTCGTTGTCGCAAGTGCTAGAGACGACTTTGATCCCGCAGCGGTTCTTTTTGAGTTCGACGGCCTGCGCAGGGATTCTGCGCCGAGCAGAGAAACGGGGCAAAGTATTGCCCCCTGCGTTACAAACGGCCCTCCTTTCAGCCGCACAGGCAATGAGCGAGTAGAAGCCGAGGCTATGGTGGTGCAACCCTACGAGGTCGGCAACTGCTTGACCGCCCGGATGCACAAGGGCATCAACACCACGCTGGACGAGGGCCAGACGCCTGTGATCTCCATCCAAGACGTCAGGCCAGTGGAAAAGGCCCAAAACGGCAAGGGCTGGAACGATGATGGCACGGCGTACACGGTGGACACACATGCAACGCAAGGGGTGGCCCAGCCGATCCCAATTGACACCATGAACATGACACCTGGACATTCAAGCGGTGGGTTGGGTTTCGGTCAACCCGGCGACCCCAGCTTCACGCTGACCAAGGGGCACAGCCATACCGTGGCGCAGCCAATCGGTTGGGACGAGGAGTTGAACGCCAGCACCGAGCAGTCTGGAACCCTGCTGCGCGGCGGTCAGGGCGGTCGCCATGATGGCGTCATGACATCGACCATGCAAGTGCGCCG